AAAACCGATGGTGGTATTATCAAAGCAACCACTACTTTAAAAGATGAAGAAGTTAGTAATATCTGTGGATATGTTTTAAAGCTAGGTGATGAATGTTATAACGACACTAAAAGATTTCCAAGTGGACCTTGGTGCAAACAAGGTGACTGGGTTGTATTTCGTGCTTACTCAGGAACTCGCATGAAAATGTATGGACAAGAATTTCGTTTAATTAATGATGACACTGTGGAAGCAGTAGTCGATGATCCAACAGGAGTAGTAAGAGCATGAGTAAAACAGAAATAATTAATGAAGAACCTAATTTTGACGAACCTGCAGTTCAAACAAAAGAAGATCAATTCTTTGGTAAACAAACTGAAATTGATAATAAAATTCCAGATAACTTAGAAGTTGAAATCATAGATGATACTCCTAAAAAAGATCAAGGGAAAAAACCTAGAGCAGAAGATGTACCAGTAGAAGTCGATGACGATGAAGTTGATAAAGAAATAGCTGATTACAGCAAAAGAGCTGCAGATCGTATAGCTAAAATTAAATACGAGTATCACGAAGAACGCAGAGCAAAAGAAGCAGCAGCAAGAGAATCTAAAGAAGCTGTACAAAGACTGCAAATCTTGATGTCTGAAAATAAAAAGCTACAAACTATGCTTAATCAAGGTGGAGAAGTCTTAAACAAACAAGCACATAACAATGCTTTATGGGCAAAACAAAATGCTCAAGCAGAATTTAAGAAAGCCTATGATGAAGGCGATGCTGATGCCATGTCTAAAGCACAAGAGATGGTAACTAAAGCTACTCTTGCAGAACAGCAATCTATGAATATGGCAGAAAATGTTCAAGCAGAAATAGCAAAAAAATTACCTGCAGAACAACCAGTACAACAAACACAAGAACTAGACCCTGAAATGAAAGCATGGTCAAGTAAAAATCCTTGGTTTATGAGCACAGTACCTGAACATCAAGAAATGACTTCATATGCTTTAACCATTGATCAAAGACTTCGCAATCAGGGAATACTTCCTGAACAAGATGCACAAAAATATTACGCAGAAGTAGATAAAAATATGCGTAATGAATATCCAAATTTCTTTGGTGTTCAAGTAGAACAGACTCAAGAAGTAGTCCATGAAACAGAAACACCAAAACGACAACCTTCAACAGTTGTTGCATCCGCCACTAGGGATAGCGGAAATAAAAAACCCTCGCAAGTTCGTCTGACTCAGACCCAAGTTCGTTTAGCACGACAACTTGGTATAACACCTGAGCAGTATGCAAACCAATTATTACAGGAGAAAGTATAATGTCAGATAAAACTAACAATGAAGAAACTCATAAATCAGAAGAAGTTAAAGCTGACTCTCCTGAAGAACAAGTGCGTACTCCAAGGAGTTTAGAAAGTCGAGAAATCGATCAAAAACCAATGAATTGGGATAACATAGGTAATCTTCCAGAGCCTGATCCACAAGATGGATGGGTATTTAGATGGGTCAGAACAGCCTTATTAGGGCAAACTGATAATCCAAATGTTTCTAGAAGAATGAGAGAAGGGTGGCAACCAGTCCGACTTGAAGATCATCCAGAGCTTCAAATACATATGATGGATCACAATTCAGAATGGGCAAAAAAAGGTCATGTTGAAATAGGCGGACAATTATTATGCAAAATGCCGAAAGAAAGAGCAGAAGCAAGGGATAAACACTTTGCTGATTTAGCTCAATCTCAGTCAGAAACTGTAGATAATGCTTATTTTAAAGACCAAGATAATCGAATGGCGACCAAACAAGTGTTTGAACGCAAATCGAGGACAACTTTTGGGAAAGATTCTTAGAATCTTTTGTAATTTTATTTTAACAAGGAGACAATTATGTCAACTACAGCAGCTCCATATGGAGCAAGACCTGTAGGTACTGTTGTTGGAAGCCCTTACCAAGGAAAAATTACCCATTATAAAATCAAAAATGCATATGGAACTTCTATATTTTATGGCGATTTTGTGAAATGGGGTGATGATAATCCTAATACCACTATCCAAAAAGATACTGGTACTACAGCTTGTACACCTATTGGTGTATTTCTTGGTTGTGCTTACACTGACCCTACCACAAGTCAATTCACACCAAATCAATATTTCCCAGCATCAACTGCTGCGGATGATATTGTTGCGTATGTTGCTACCGATCCTTTTATTATCATGCAAATGCAAGGCGATGAAACTCTTGGTCAAGATGACTTGGGCAAGAATTGTGCAGTCGTGCAAACTGCTGGTAGTACAACTATCGGAAATAGCAAAAACGCAGTTGATGGGAGCACAGCAGCTACCACCAATACACTACCTGTAAAGATTATCGACTTTGTCGATGGTCCTGATAGTGCTATAGGTGATACTTATACTGATGTGCTAGTAATGTTTAATGTAGGGCATCAAATGCTCAACACCACTGGCGTAGGCTAGGAGTAAATAATGGCAGCTATATCAAGAGCTAATGAGCTCAAGCAACTGTTACCTGGACTTAACGCCTTGTTTGGTGAAGAGTATGGTAACTACGAAAACGAGCACGAAGAAATTTATGTTTCAGAAAATTCCGAGAGATCATTTGAGGAAGAACTAAAACTATCTGGATTCGGTGCAGCACCAGTAAAAGATGAGGGAGCAACCATTAGTTGGGACACTGCTCAAGAAACTTTTGTGGCTCGTTACACACACGAAACTATTGCAATGGGATTTGCAGTTACTGAAGAGGCTATGGAAGATAATCTATATGTTTCTTTAAGTGCTAGATATACCAAAGCATTGGCTCGTGCAATGGCTTACACAAAACAAGTGAAAGGAGCTTATCCATTAAATAATGGATTCTCAACTACTTTCTCTTCAGGTGATGGTGTTGCATTATTCAGCACAGCTCACCCACTTGTAAGTGGCGGAACTAACAGCAATAGACCTTCTACAGGAGCTGACTTGAATGAAACATCGTTAGAAAATGCGATCATTCAAATTGGCAAATGGACTGATGAAAGAGGTCTTAAAATTGCAGCTAGAACCAAAAAGTTAATAGTACCTGCTGATCTTCAGTTTGTTGCTACTAGACTTTTACAGAGTGACTATAGAGTTGGCACTGCTGACAATGACATCAACGCTATCAAAACTAATGGAGTAATTCCAGAAGGTTATTCAGTTAATCATTATTTAACTGATACTAATGCTTTCTTTATTACTACTGATGTTCCAGATGGCATGAAGCATTTTGTCAGAGCACCTATGACAACATCTATGGATGGTGATTTTGAAACTGGTAATGTTAGATACAAAGCTAGAGAAAGATATTCCTTTGGAGTATCTGATCCGCTTGGTATCTTTGGTTCACCAGGTAGTTCGTAAGAACATTTAAGGGGGAGCTTATGTTCCCCCTTTTTTTATTCTAGGGAATTTTTTTAATTTATCTATTGACTGCCCTAGCAGACTTGCCAAGACAATAGATTCTTTTCCTTTAGGAGGAAAATATGGCGAATACAACTTTTAATGGACCAGTTAGGTCCGAAAATGGTTTTGAACAAATCAGTATAAATTCAACTACTGGTGCTGTTACAACCAATTTAGATGTTGATACAAGTGGTAATATTACTACTACAGGATATGTTTCTTCATATTCTAATATAGAAAGTATTACAAGTGCTACACATAGCGTTGAGTCAACTGACTCTGGTAAAGTGTATACTTTAAACAGAGCAGCAGGTATTGTAGTAACACTACCTACCGCAGCAGCAGGACTTAATTATACATTTATAGTGGGCACAACCTTTACAGGTGCAGGACAAATTAATACGGATAATGCCAGTGACTTATTTTCTGGTTTTGCTCATATTTTTGATCCAGCAACTGCAACAGATATGAATACATTTATTCCTGATGCTAGTGATGACGATACCATTGATTTAGGTACGGCAGCACAGGGTTGGCTTGTAGGCGGAATTATTCGTTTAAAAGCAACTACAGCAGCAGTATGGCACTGTGAAGCCTTTCTTCATGGTGATGGTACACTAGCTACTCCATTCGAGTAAGGAGTAAATTATGGCTGATGCAGTAACTTCACAAACCATCCAAGATGGTGAAAGAAACTGTATTATGAAGTTTACCAATGTCAGCGATGGTACTGGCGAATCCGCAGTAGCTAAAGTAGATGTATCTGCTTTAGCTACTAACTCTGAAGGTGTTTCATGTTCAGAAGTTAGAGTGATGCGTGTAAGCCATGCCATTGTTGGTATGTCAGTCCAAATGTTTCTTAATGCTACA